ACTATTCCAAGTTGGAACACCAGTGATTTCAAATTCAAATCTGAATTTTCTCTCAATTTCCTCTACTAAAGGAATGTTCCATGCACTGAATAGATCACCTAGATTTCTCTCAGCACTCTCATACATTTTAGGATAGCTTTTAAGAAAAGCATCAACCTCTTTATCCCACACTTGCTTCGCTTTATCTATTTCAGATTGAAGCTGTTCAAGATTAGTGTTTGGACATAATCTCCAACCACTCGCAGAATTGCCTTCGCTATCCCTAGAATTATCACTCCAAGGAAGAGTCAACCTGTAATAGAAATCATTCTTGATTCCATTCAGGATTGAGCGAAAGTATTTATTAATATCTTCGCCAAAGACATGAAGTTGAGGATTAACTAATTTCTCATCAGCTAACCCATGCTCTTCAGCCACTTTTTTTCTAAGTGCTTTGTTTACCTTGATGCCACTTGGATGTTTCGCTGTTAGGCGAACCAAGGTAGCAGTTTTGTACAAAGTAGCACTTAGTTTTTTATCATCATTTTTCATAATAGACCTCCATCTAATTTAAGAAAATTGCTGTTTCGATCTTAATGATCTCATCAGGTGAGAAAAAACATCTCACGACAGCAGAGCAGAAAATATATTTTACTAGTCATATAAATTCTGCCCTCTCCAATATCTAGACCTCTAAGTCTTGATGCTTGATTTTGAATTCGCCATATCTAGCGGACTCAACAACATCAGGTCTAGAACCTACCATCGACTTCACAAAGAAAATTCCAAACTCAGGGGTAGGAAGTTTCTCAACATAATCAACAGCATTCGAGAACCAGTCATCCAACACATTATCTTTGCATTGCTTGATGGCACTCATCAATGAAACACAGGTCGCATATTGCAGACCCATCGAATCAGGAATATCCACATCTTTACCTTTCAATATTAAAGGAATGCTTGGTAGCACATCCTTCGCTAAAGATCGAAAAGACATAAATTCGATACTCGCAGTTTCACCAACATCGCCATTAGCGATTTCCTGAACAATATCTTCAGGTGGCTCAACATTTAAAGTATCACTCAACCTTGTCCATGCTCTTGGACTTGGTTGAGGAGTTAAGACTTTGGAATCAAAGTCATCGAGATAATCAGGCATGAAATTAATGAATCCCAAAACATCAGGATGCACATCATTTTTCACCGCCCACGATAGCCAGTCATTAACATTGGATTCAACATTAATCATGGTGCAACGACCAACAACGTGGCTAGGAAGTTTGTTGCTCCCTGCTCGATCAGTTGATCTGTTTCCTGCAACGATTATCTGCCAACCTTTTGGTAAGTGATACTCGCCTATCTTTTTCTCATATAGCAATTGCCCACATATCGCCTGAAGTGATGGGTGACATTGTGCATACTCATCTAAGAATAATATGCCCTCGCCACTCTCAGGAAGATTACCTAAAAAGGCTCTCTTCTGTTTCTTCGCTTCGATAAATGGCAACCCTGATAAGTCATGCGACTCATAAAGGCTTAGTCGAAAATCCATGAATCCAAACTCATTCTCTTTTGGATTAATATTATCTTCGACCAATTTGCGATCATCAGCTAAATCTTCAGCCAGTGATCTAACAATTGCAGATTTCCCAATACCTGTTCCTCCTAAAAGGAATGGTGTATTGAGACCCTTTAATACTGATTTCATCATCAGCATAGCTATACTCGTTTTCATAATAAGACCTCCATCTTTTTGATATGAAAATTAATTTTGTTGACTGGTAAATAAAATATTTTACCTACCACTCAACACCAAGACTCCCTCGAAAGGGTCAGAGCATTTCTGCTTACTGGTTTAAAGTTTCGACTGAATCTCACAGTCTCATCGGTTGGTTTAACTCACCGCATAAGGTGAGTAATATTTTTGCAATTGGCTAAATTGTTCAACAGCAGAATAGTTATTTTCTTTTGCTGATAATTTATATTTATTCTCATATCTATCCCATGCTTCGTTCCAAAGTTCCAAAGCATCGTGATCATTTTTGAATCCACACTCAGTTGCAAATTCCATACAAGAAGAATGACTTGCTGTCTCAACGCCATGGTCTTGCAACCAAGAACAAATAAGTGTTGGAAAATTTCCCAAGTAATGAGTTTCCCCATCAGCTAAACATTCAATTCCTACTCCATCCTTGCTAGGTGAAATAAAGATTTCTTTATAGTTTTTCATAATAATTACCTCCAAGTAATTAAAGTTATTCACGACATTGTGAATACCAAGATTAGGTAATTGCTTACCTAGTTTCGCCACCTCTCAGTGTTGCTCTTCAGTTGGTTTTGATAATAAATTATTTAAAAGGTTATCTGCTCTTGGCGATGTCCACCCAAGATATTTGCTTAAACCTTTTATTCTTTTTAATAACATTATTTTGATTTCAAGTTCTTCTTTCTCAGTCATTTTTCGACTTCCATCAAAGTTGAAAACATCAAAATTATCTTCTAGCCAATAGCAATCTAACAGTTCATCAAATTTCTCTATGATTAATGTTTTTGCATAATCGTTAGCAGTCATTTTTTCGTCATATCTAGTTATCATAATTAAGACCCTCCAAGGTCATTTCTGTTTCGCATATCCCAATTCTGAGGATGCTCTTCAGTCAGGTTAATTCCTGATACAGAGGTGGGCATTTCTACCCACCTGATTAAGATTAATAATCGAATCCAGTTTGAACAATCACGCTTCCTTTTTTAAAGGTCTCAGCATTCATGTTCTCAGCTTTAGTGACTCGATACCTTCCAAGGCTTCGCTCATAATCTTCACGAATATAAACAGCACCATTCTCGCTAAGTCTGAAGAAGTCTCCCTCTTTAACTTTGCTCAATGCTGTTAGATTCCATGAGTCTCTGATCTCGCCTAGGTCAGTCATTTTTACTTTGCCTTCTATCATCATAATTCATACCTCCAAGTATGTTTCTTGAACCCCATAATAGGATTCTCATTCAGCTCGTTAATTCGAGGACAGTTGGAGGACTGTCTCCAAGGTTTCAAAATTGCATCTCTTTAATCTTTCACTCGATACCTGAAACTAATCAGGTCGACGCAATTATTCCCCTTGGAATTTATGAGTCTTGCTTCTTCACCTTGTCACTTGGTTTTACACTCTCTCACACTAGCTACTTTCTCAGGCGTATTCAAAATGGACTTTCAATAAATCAAACCTTATCCACTTCCTTCTAGAACCTTTACCTTTAAACTTTTCAGTACCCTCGTGGGCGGTAGCTACCTTTTTGAGCCATGATCGTTTTGGGCTATGTACGAAGTATATATGACTGGTAATAAATTGCACCATTTAAATCATCAAGGCAACATCAATTAATTTGAATAGTAGTGATAGCAGAATGTGAGCATTACGAAACTCCTCCTACTGGTAGATAATATTAATCATGGATAAAGACAAAACTCAGGACGAAAAACCCACCCTTAAATTGGTCAAGGATAAGACCAAGCTAACCATTAAACAGAGAGCCTTTTGTGATCTCGTGATCAAGGGCAAGTTGGGTACTCAGATCGAATGCTATATGGAAGTCTATGATGTAGCTCTAACGAGTACAGGGAAGATACCTAAACACGCCCATGTCGATTGCAGTAGGTTGATGGCTCATCCTAGTTGTTCCCTATATATAGCTAACGCCTTCAAGCGTTCAGAGGTCAATGCAGTGGCTTCCACTACTCGAACGAAGAGCTATGTTCTTGAACAGCTTATGAAAGAGAGCAAGGAAGCTGAGAGTGATAGCTCACGAATCAGAGCATTAGAGTTGATAGGCAAGACAGTGAATCTATTCAGCGACACCTTGGAGATCAAGGAGAGCAGAACCAGTGATGACATCGAGCATGAGATAGAGAATAAGATCGAAGCATTACTTAGAGAGTCAGAGAGCAATCAGTAGGACTGGCTAGGACTATCTAATAGACAATCACTATTAAGATTTAATGCGATCGCAACCCATGGCAATCACAGACCAATAACAGGGGGAGTTGGCAGCACTATTAATAGGTGGTGACCAGATATGCAAAAAAGATTGAGCCTAAGCCAAATAATTTTTTGAGAGAGACCCCCCATAAAGAGAATTGATTCCCACATATATGAATGACCCCCACCCCCCTTATATACTGGAGCATC